GGCGGTGTCGGCGATCTGCAGCGAGAGCGGGTAGAACAGCGAGCCCTTCATGCTCATTCCCCGGCAGCGGCGAGGCGAGCCCTGTACTCGGTGCGCATCGTGGCCAGGGCTTCGTCGGTGCGGGCCAGGATGGCGAGGATTTCGCGCTTCTCGTAGCAGTCGCGCATGCAAGACATCAACTGCTCAATGTCGGACAGGGCTTCACCGCGCAGCACGGCCTTGCGCTGGGCGAACTCATGGCGGACTTGATTCGGGGTCAGGGGGGTGGTTTTCACAGTGTGCCTTTCGTTTGTTGATGGCCAATTATGGCACACCGAAACTCACTCCGGGAACTAGGGGAAGACCACTCGAATAGGGGGAACAGCGCGCGCCAGCGATGCGCAGCACATCAGGGATGGAATGTCAATTGAGTGGTTTTGAGTGGAAAGCTCAAAAGCTTAGCGATGCAGCGGAAACTCAGGATGGGAATAGGTATTGTCAATACTTTTTTGGGATGGATATGTTGCGCCAGAGTTTTAAATTGTGAGCAAATGCCGAAAAACCCCGAAAACACCTTGCACCATGATCTTTCTCACACACACCCCACGCGCTTACACACGCGCACACGCGCACACACTTACTTACATCTTCGAGATAATACTGTATAAGGGGGTTTTCGGGATTTTCGGGGCCGCACTTGCTGCGGCCCCCCACGATGCTTGCAGGGGTCGTGGGGGACGGTGCGAATCGTTGTACTCTTGCGACCATGGTTCCCGACATCATTTGGCTCCCGGACGATGCTCTGGCCGGACGCTGTTCCGTAGATGAAGTCGGTACGCTGCGCGAGGGGAACGAAAGCTTGCTGTCGCCTGATGGTTCGCTATCCCCTGCGGCCCTGGCGCGTCGGCTCGCGCCGATCGCACTCATGCATCTGGCGCGCCTTGCTCAGGGTGAGGGAAGACCGGCTGTGGAAGCTTGCCGTGAACTCCTGCTCTGGGCCTATGTCTCCCCCTCCGCCATCCAAGGGAGCACATCGACCCCGGCTGTCCCCCCTCCCCGGGACTACCTGAACGGCCAGCGCTTCGCAGGGTTCCAGCAGGGTGCGCTCCCTGGTACTCATGAGGGATCTAATGATGTGCACACCAATGATTGACGTGCTGATCGTTCGTGCTCGCATCGTTCGTGTGCTGGCGATTCGCGACGGGGGTGGCATCACAGGCAGGCCCCCCTCCCCTCGCGGCGGCTCGGAAGTCCATCTCCACAGTCTTGAAAAATCGATAGTCTGACTGGACAATGACATGACCACTCCTGCCCAAGAAACCAATCTGTCCGAACTGCTGGTTGCGCTGCAGGCAACGAAAGTAAAACTTTCAGACGAACTGACCACCCTCCTCTCCGATGGCCTGCACCATTCCCACCTTCCTCCAGCCCTCCACACAAGCGCAGCCGAGGCGTTCCAGTTGGCCTTCGAAGCCTGGGGAGGCATTCCCCGTCTTCTGCTGTTCGCCGACCGCTACCCCGGGGCCTTCCTGAAGCTCTATGCCCGCCAAACGCAACAAACGATCGCCCCGGTGCTCCCCGCTCCACCGGACAGGGCGCACGATGAGTGGCCTCCCTGGCTGACGGCGCGCAGGCTGGCATACCAGGAGGAGAGGGGGGCTGTCGCTGAGGAGGGACCATACAGCGGAGGTGACGATGATCTACACCCCTAGGCAAGCATTTGTGGGATTTCATAATCGCCCACAGAGGTGGGCGACGCTGGTGACACACCGCAGGGCCGGGAAGACGATTGCGCTGGTGAACGACCTGATAATCGCCGGGTGTACACCCCTCAGGGACGAACACGACAACCCACGACCGGACCCGCAATATGCCTACATCGGACCAACGTATCGACAAGCCAAGCGGGTCGCATGGCGATATCTCAAGAACTACTCGCGCCCGTACTGGACTGCTCCCCCATCCGAAAGCGAACTCAGAGTCACCCTCACCGGAAACTCCACCATCTACTGCCTGGGCGCTGACAATGCTGATTCACTCCGGGGCATGTATCTCGACGGTGCCGTGGGCGATGAGTATGCACTTTGGAAACCTTCTGTCTTCTCACAGGTTCTGCGTCCAGCGCTATCGGACCGGAATGGCTGGGGCGTTTTCGCTTCTACTCCACGGGGCAAGAACCTCTTCTGGGAGCAGGTCAACAAAGCCCGCAAAGACCCCCTCCGCCATTTCCTCCTCACCCTGAGAGCCGACACTTCCGGCCTCGTCCCCCAGCGTGAACTCGATGACCTGAGGGCGGACATGGACGAGGAGGAGTTCGCCCAGGAGTACATGTGCTCCTTCGACGCTGCGCTGAAGGGGGCGATCTACGCTAGTGAAGTCAATGAACTCTTCCTCTCCAACCGAGTCTCCTCCACCCCACTATTCGACCCGATCCTGCCCACCCACTTCGTCTACGACCTGGGGTTCACGGATGCCACCGTCCGCATCGCCTACCAGATCCACGCGGGCCAGATTCGGATCGTCAACGTCTACGCCACCCAGGGCAAGGACATCTTCCACCACATCGATGACATCCACTCGTTCCCGTCCGAGATCGGCACGGTTTGGTTACCGCATGACGCCAGGGCGAAAAATCTGCAGACGGGTCGGAGCATCGTCGAGCAGTTCCTCGCCTTCGACATCACCCCCCGCATGGTCCCTCATCACGCGGTGCACGATGGCATCTCGGCAACCCGCCGTCTCTTTCCCCGTCTCACAATCGACAACCACCCTATCAACCCGGCAGACCCCGAGGGGGGTGGGGTCGCTGACGATTTCATTGAAGCGATGAAGGGATACCACCGGGAGTGGGACGAGGACAAGCTGATGTTTTCCGATATTCCCGTCCACGACTGGACTAGCGATTACATGGATGCGCTGCGGTATCTGGCCATCGCGGTGCACGCCGATATTCCGGACTTGATTTCCAGTGATAATGTCCTACAATCCGCCCGGGACTCCGCTTCCCGGCGCTGGACCCCGCATCTCGGCTATAACCTGGAAACGCTGCACGGAGATAGATCCCTCGCCACGACCCGCAACATGCCATGACGACCCCGCTCGCCCTTGTCACCCAAGGCTCGATTGAAGCCCCGGAGGATATTTCTCCCCGGGCGCTGTGGGAAATGGAGATCGACGCGGCGGAAAAAGAACTCGAAAAGTTCATCAAGCGGGGCATCATCGCCAACGAGCGGTTTCTCGATGAGCGCGGCGATATCAACGCCGACAAGAAGTGGTTCAATATCTATTATGCGAACACCAATATTCTGGAGTCCGCGCTATATGCCGACCTGCCCAAGCCGGAGGTGAATCGGAGATATGCGGATTACCGCGACCAGATTGCCCGAGTAGGCGCCCTTATTCTCCAGCGCTGCCTGGAAACGGACCTGAACGACCCGGAGGACCAGTTTGACGCGGTGATGCGCCAGTCGGTGCAGGACAGGCTTATCCCGGGTATGGCCTGCGCATGGTTGAGGCTGGAAACCGAGACGGAGGATGTGCCGACCCAGGCCGGTGGACAGTTGACCAACGATGCGCAGGCCACGCAGCCGCACGCCTCCGCAGGCTCCCCCGGGGACGATGGGTTCGATACCCCTGCGGCTTTCCAGAGCGAGCCCTTGAAGCGCATCACCGACCAGCGCATCTGTGTGGACTACGTGCACTGGAAGGACTTCAGATGGTCGCCCTGCCGCACCTGGGCGGAGCGGCGCTGGGTGGCACGCCGCACGTTCCTGAACAGGAAAGAACTCAAGAAACGCTTCGGCGAGGCCAAGGCAAAACTGTGTTCGCTCGACCACGCGGTGCTCAAAGCCAAGGATGACGAAAAGATCGGGCCGCTCTCCAAGGAGGTGCTCAAGAAGGCGGTGGTCTGGGAAATCTGGGACCGCACTACGAGGAAAGTGCACTGGTACGCACCGGGGTTCCCTACCAATCTTCTCGACACCCGGGACGACTTCCTGCACCTCACGAGTTTCGAGCCCTGCCCCAAGCCGATGCTCGCCAACATCAGCACGTCGAGCACCGTTCCCCGTCCGGACTACTACATGATCCAGGATCAGTATTCCGAACTCGATACAGTCAACGCCCGCATCAGCCTCCTGGTCAGCGCCTGCAAGGTCGTAGGGATCTACGACCAGTCCGCCAAGGCCGTCGCCTCGATCCTGACAGGCAACGAGAACACCATGGTGCCGGTGCCCGACTGGGGGCAGTTCTCCGAAAAGGGCGGCATGAAGGGTGCGGTGGACTGGATCCCGCTGGAGATGGTCGTGGCCGCGCTGCAAAGACTCTACGAAGCCAGGGAGGCCATCAAGGGGCAGATTTATGAACTCACCGGCATCGCCGACATTGTTCGGGGAGACACCAAGGCCAGCGAGACGCTCGGTGCCCAGAAGATCAAGCAGCAGTTTGCTTCGATCCGCATCAAGAAGCTGCAGAACGAGGTGGCGATCTTCGCGTCGGACATCTTGCGCATCAAGGCTGAGATGTCGGTCAAGCACTTCACGCCTGAGAGCCTTATACGAAAGTCTGGGATTGTGTACACGGACAACGGTGAGTTTGTCCCTGATGCGCTGGTGATGCTGAAGTCCGAGGAGGGTTTCAACTGGCGGGTGGAAGTGCAGGCGGACTCCATGGCCCAGGCCGACTACGAGGCCGAGAAGGAGGACCGCATCAAGTTCATGTCCATGGTGACGGGTTATTGCGCCCAGGCCCTCCCCATCGCGGGCCAGATTCCGGAGTTGAAGCCCGTCATGCTCAACATGCTGAAATGGGGCATCGCGTCCTTCAAGGGCGCTGCCGACATCGAGGGCCTGATCGACAAGCAACTCGCCGAGATGGAGGGTAAGCCGCCACCGCCGCCGCAGCCCGACCCGGCGCAGATGAAGGCGCAGGCCGACATGCAGCGCGACCAGCAGAAGGGCCAGATGGAGCAGCAGAAGATGCAGATGGAGATGGGCATCAAGCAGCAGGAGGCCCAACTGGAGCAGCAGAAGCAGCAGGCGGAGTTGGCCTTCAAGCAGCAGATTGCGCAGATCGAGGCACAGGCCAAGCAGATGGAGTTGCAGTTCAAGGAAAAGGAACTGGCACTCAAGGCTCAGGAGAGCCAGCAGAACCTCGAAGCGACGATGCAGAAATCGCAGATCGACCTGCAGACGCACCAGCAGGTCAGTCAGCAGAAGGTCCAGGATTCGCTGGTGCAGTCCGACTTGTCCAGGCAACAGGGCGAGATGCAGTTGGAGCAGTCCAGGCAGGAGCATGAGCAGGGGCTTGAGCAGGGCGCTGAAGCTGCCGATGCCAAGGTCCAGCAGATGAAGCAGCAAGCAGCGGCCAAGCCGAAGAAGGAGTGAGCCATGAGCAGGAAAAAGCGTGATGACCCGGAGTTGGAAGGCATGGAGCAGGAGCCCGAGGTGGAGCCCGAGCCCGTAGGGCCGGGTAGCGGCTACAAGGGCACCAACAAGACGGCGCAGGAGTTGGCCGACCTCTACGGGCTGACCCCCGATGGCTCGCCGCGTACCGAACCGGCCCCCGATGGTCCCGCATGCCCGCCGCTGGCCCCCGGCGATGGCCCGTTCAACACGACGACGATCTATCCCGGTTGCAATGTGCCCCTGTCGCAGGAGTGTGCGGACTGGGCCAACGCGAAATACGGGTTCGACGTAGCAACGCCGCAGGAAAGCTCCGGTGAGCAACCTTCCTCCGAACCCCTACGACCGGACTAAGATCGTAGAACCCCCGATTGAGAACCCTGATCGGGCAGTCGTTCAGGGATCGGGGAAGGATTTCGTCGTCACGTTTACGGATACCGTGGAGACACCGGGCGCGGAGGATCAGGTACTGTCCCGCACCGGCAAATGGGTCACGGTGGGCACCGCCGGACTCACACCCTGGGGCGGCATCGTCGGGGACATCGAGGATCAGGCCGACCTGATGGCGATGTTCGATACCAAAGCGGACATTTCGGACCTTCATCCCGTTGCCTTTTCGGGGAACTACAACCAACTCATCAATAAACCGCCGCTGGGCACGGTTTCTCCGATCAACTTGAACGGGGACACGTCCCAGGTCCTGCATGGTGATGGGCAGTGGCGGTTCCCCACGGACGTGTATGCGACCTGGGGCAGCATTTCGGGCGATATCAACGCCCAAGCCGACCTGATGGCGCTACTGAACGCTAAGGCACCGAACTTGAGTCCGGTGTTCACCGGCATTCCCAGAGCCCCGACCCCCAGCGTCGATGACAATTCTGATCGCATCGCTACTACCGGCTGGTTCTTCGGACAGGCCTTCAACGGTCTGCCGGAGATGGACGGGGTGGGCTCTTCGGGGGACTCCACGAGATGGGCACGTGGCAACCATCGCCATCCTGGCGATACGACCAAGATCGGTGACGCCCCTAACGATGGCCAGCAGTACGCACGGCAATCCCTGAACTGGACGGTGGTGACAGGGGGTGGTGGGGGTGGCGGCGGGTTCACGAACGGTGAAACGGAGCCGGTGACCAAGGCCCTGGGGGATCGCTGGTACGTGCCCTCGACGGGGCGGCTCTACACCTGGGTCAACGATGGCGATTCCACCCAGTGGGTCGAATTGCCAGCGGGATCGTTCTCCGCCGCGTTGATCTATGACGTTGGTGGTGGCTGTACTGGGGTACCTACGGCCAGCTTGGTGCTCATGCGCTATCCATTCCCTCGTGCTGCGACGTTCCCTGCCGGGCTCACCAGCAGCAAGGGCGTGGTGGCCACTGCGGCAACGGCTCAGACTGATTTCAACCTGCTGAAGAACGGGGTGTCGTTCGGCACGATGCGATTCGCTGTCGCGGGGACGGTGGCCACGTTCATTGCGGTTTCCGCGACCAGCTTTGCCGTGGGGGATGTGTTGACGGTGGTGGCACCTGCATCACCCGACGCCACGCTGGCCAATATCGGCTTTACCTTGGCCGGGACGAGGTGAGCCATGTTGATTCTCATGGATGGATTCGACCACTATGCTACGGCTGATATTCTGAAGAAGTGGAATTCTGGTGGAGCGGCTATTGCTCCAAGTTCCGGGCGTTCTGGTGGTGGCGCTCTTAGCTGTACCAATGCTAATGTTACAAAAACGTTGATTGCTGGTGCATCATGGGTTATGGGTTGTCGCGTTCAAGTTTCGGCAGTTTCTGCGTTATCACGTGGATTATTCAGTTTATTCGATGCAGCTACATTACAGTGCGATTTACGTATTAATCCTGACCTCACGTTGTCGGTAACACGTAATGGCACAGCACTTACTGGCGGAACATCCACCAATTCGTTATCAACTGGTTCTTATTATTACGTTGAATGGAAAGTCACCATTGCTGATTCCATCGGGGCAAATTCTTGTAAGGTGCGAGTAAACGGAGTGGATTGGATTACGGTAGCGACAGGACAGGATACGAAGAATACGGCGAATGCCAGTGCAAATCAGTTGACGCTGGGACCAATAAACGCTATTTCGGGTACATGGTTAATTGATGACTTCTATCTCTGCGACTCCTCCGGCACTACCAACAACGATTTCCTCGGCGATATCCAGGTCGATACGCTCTATCCCAATGCCGATGGGACGTACAGCCAGTGGACCCCGAGCGCGGTGAATGGGGCGCATCGGTACTGGCGGCTGTATGTGGATGCTGTTTTGAGTGGGTCCACTATTGCTATTGCCGAATTGAAACTTAGCCTTACGCCAGGGGGTGCTTCTGTGACAACAGGCGGTACTGCCAGTGCAAGCAATGCGGCAGTAAGTGCGGCATCCAACGCATTCGATGGTAGTGGTGGGACTAGATGGGCAACGGCTCCTTCGCAAGTTCCGGGTTGGCTTGCTTATGATTTTGGGGCCGGGAATACGAAGGATATCAGAGGATTTAGCATTATTTCGGAGAACGTTGCGGGGTATGACTCGGAAACTCCTAGCCGATTCCAGCTTCAATATAGCGACGATGGGGTTGCGTGGGTTACTTTGGCGGTAGCCACTGCCGCAAATTGGCTTCAGGCCGAAACCAGGAACTTCTCAGCGGACATAACGGCTACACCTCATTCCGCCCTGGTCGATGAAGCCACCCCCAACCTCACCGATTACAACTACGCCCTGACCCCCGGCCTGCGCGACAGCTACGCCTTCCAGGATCTGCCCTCCCTCGTCTCCTCCACGGTCTACGGTCTGCAGATTAATGCGGCACTGCTCAAGGACGATGCGGGGAACAAGCAGGTGGCCTTGTTTGCCCGCTCGGGCGGGGCCGACAGCGACGGGGCCACGGCCGCGCTCGGCACGTCGCAGACCTACGTCTCGCAGATATTCGAGACGAATGGTGGGGCAGCTTGGACCCAGACCTCGGTGAATGCCTTGGAAGCGGGCGTGAAGGTGGTGGTCTGATATGGCCAATCCTCCATTAGCCAGTAACGTCAAGCTTTTGTGCCATTTCGATGGTACGAATGGGCAGACGACGACGATTGATTCATCATTAAATGGTCGGTCGTTGACAATGGTTGGTTCTTTGTCGACTACACAATCAAAGTTTGGTGGTACGGCACTTGAGACTGTTACTAATGGGAATAATCATGCTGAAGCGGTGGACAGTCCTGATTGGACATTTGGATCTGGTGCATTTACTGTTGAAGCTTGGGTATATTATACGAGTGCACCAACGACGACATCGTTTTCCATCGTGTCGCAGTGGGGGAATGGGCTGAGTGGGAATCTTGGCTGGTGTTTCGGCCATAATGCAAGCAATTTTGCATTTTTCTATTCCACAACAGGTTCAAATAATCCATCAGTTAGTGCGGCTTGGACGCCGACGCTGAACACGTGGTATCACGTTGCCGCTGATCGCGATGCGAGTAATGTATTGCGGATTTATGTTGATGGTGTTGTCAAGGCATCTGCTACGGTTGCATTGGCTTTTTTTGATTCACCGAGTGTGTTGGATATTGGGGGAATTACTGCTTTTAGTGCAGTGCGTGGGTATATTGATGAAGTCCGTATCGTCAAGGGCGAGGCGGTTTATGGTGGGGCATTTACGCCTCCTACTGCGCCCTTTCCTGATCCGGCCAGTACGACGACTGCCCGCCTGAGCCAGATGGCAGTGGAAGTCCTGCGGTTCCCTACCTCGGTCAATGCCCAGTTATCCCAGATGGCTATCGAAGTCCTGCGCCCGAATGTCGCACTCGGATCTGCAGGCGATCCGGTGCAACGCTATACCGTCAACGGATAAACCATGGACTTTCCCAACTCCCCCTCTGTCGGCACCACCGCGAGCAACGGGGCCTCCACCTGGACGTGGAACGGCAAGCAGTGGGATATCACGGGGTCGGTTGCAATATCCGCTCCCATGACGGTGTCGCAGGGTGGGACTGGCGTGACGACCTTGACAGGCCTTGCCAAGGGCAACGGTGTGGCTTCATTCACTGCTGCTGTGCCTGGGACGGATTACGTGGCTACGGCGGCTGATGTGCTGGCCAAGCTGGTGACGGTGGACGGGGTGGGCTCGGGGCTTGATGCGGATCTGCTTGATGGCCAGTCGGGTGCGTACTACACTCCCCCACCTTTGCCCTTGAGCGTGGCCAATGGAGGCACGAGTGGTACGACGCAAGCGACGGCATTGGCTGGACTGAGTATTCCACGGCACAATTTACTCGACGTTCAGGACATAGCACCACATAATCTTTTGAGAATAACTGCGGCAGGAGGCCTTGCTGCATTGCAGTTGAATAAAGCTGCAGGTGCTAACTCTAACTTTCTTCAAGGGTTGATGGCTACTAAGCCACGTTGGCTTATATATCTTGGAGATAGTACTGCGGAATCTGGAAGTAATGCTGGAAGTGATTTTTCAATTTGGCGTTATGATGACGCGGGTAATGCTATTGGAAAGTCATTAGAAATTAATCGTGGTTCTGGCAATGCTATGTTTCCTAATATTCAAGCATCAATTATCGGAGGCGGTGCTGCAAGTGCAGAAATGAATATTTTCCCGGCTTATCATTATATTAATGGGGGTCCAGGATGGCCTACGCTTAATGGCGGTATGATTGCCATACGCGGGAATACAAGTGGTAACTTTAGTTCTGGGGCTATTACTTGTTATAGCGGATCAGGTAGTACAGGCGTGACGCTTGGTAATGCCGCTCAGTCTTGGGGTGGGTTTTCTGATGAGCGCCTGAAGAATATTGTCGGTGAAATAACGGACGGATTGAAGGCGATATTGGCGATACGTCCTATCCGTTATCGCTTCAAAACGGACGAGTCTGATTTCCCTATACGTGTGGGCTTGACCGCGCAGAGCATATTGCCTCATATACCAGAAGCTGTGGATGAAGTCCCACTCATCGGGCCGGACGGCAAGGCTACGGCTGAGAAGTATCTGCAGCTTCGCATGACTGACCTTATTCCGCATCTTATTAATGCAATACAAGAACTTGCAGGTCGTCTTAAGGTACTGGAAGGTAAGTAATGGCTACCACCTTCCCCTTCTCGATTTGTAGATAACTGGACCGCTGACGCGGAAATTTCTTGAAAGGAAAAATCATGATGCCTCTCCCTATCCCTGACGATGCCCCCTTCGACACCACCTCGGTCCCGCGTGGCTGGAACCGCAAGATGACCCAGGAGGAAGCCGATGCGGCCAACGAGGCTTTCCCTGTGCCGCCCTACGGTAAGACCTTCTATCCGCCGAAGCCGGAAGGTGATCCTGCCCTTCAGAAAGATATCGTGCGAAATGAATAGAACCTGGGTCTACGCCAGCGATGGGCGGGTATTCGAGAAGGGCTCCCCCGAGTACGCAGCGTACCTGAACGAGCGGCGCAGCGGCGCTCCGATGATCGCCAAGGACGAGGGGGAGTTCGTCTCGCCAATCGATGGCAAGACCTATAGTGGCCGGGCGGGTATGCGCGAGCACAATCGTCGCCATGACGTGGTGAACTGGCGTGACTGCAAGGGCCTGCCTCAGGAGATGCCCAAGGAGGCACCCAAGGGAGTGAGGGAAGCTGTCATTGAGGCGGCCAAATCGAAGGGGTATCTGAATGGACAATGAAATCATCGAGCAACCTGTTGAAGCCCCAACATTGCGCGAGACGCTGGAGAAGGTGGTCGAGGCAAGCCCGATAGAGGTATCAACCCCGGATCGGGAGACACCCGCGCAGGCTGCCCAGCGCGAGCGGGATGAACGCGGTCGGTTCGCTACCAAGGCTCCCGAAGGTGCCGAGGTGCCTTCCGAGCAGGAGGTGAAGGTAGCTTCCGAGCCTGTCCCTGCCGAGGAGGAGCAGCCGCACGAAGCTCCGAATATCGATAACGCACCAAAGTCGTGGAAGGCCAGCACGCGGCAGAAGTGGGCCAGTCTGGACCCCGAGGTGCGCGCAGAAGTACACCGAAGAGAACGCGAATCCACCCGGGCTATCAACGAGGCGGGGCCGGTCAAGAAGTTCGTCGGCGAGTTTCAGCAGGTCATTCAGCCGCACGCGGAGCGTTACCGGCAGACCGGCATGAACCCGCTGCAGGTGGTGCATAACCTGATGAACGCGGATGCCGTGTTGACCACGGCCCCGATGCCCCAGCGGGCGCAGTTCATGGCCAAGCTGATCCGCGACTACGGCATTGATATCCGCTCGCTCGATTCGGCGCTGGCCGGTGAGGATCCGTCGAACGAACCGCTGGCGCAGGTTGAGTCGCTCATCAACCAGAAACTCGCGCCGATCCAGCAATTCGTCCAGTCGTCGCAGCAGGGTCGCCAGCAGGCGCTGCAGCGGGAGTATTCGCAGCAGGAGCAGGTTATCAATGCGATGGCGGCGGATAGCCAGAAATTCCCCCATTTCGACCTCGTGGCACTTGAAATGGCCGACATCATGGAAGTTGCATCGCGTCGGCAGATTTACTTGACGCCCGAAGAAGCGTATAAGCGGGCTGTTGCCATGAACCCTGAAGCCCAGGCGGCAGAGCAAGGCAGAACTGGCCAGCAAAGAGCCCAAGTGGCCCACGATGCTGCCACCAGATCCCTTGGGGCATCGCTCTCCGTGAGTGGTTCGCCCGCTGGTCTGAAGCAGACTGTGGCTCCTGACGATTTGAGGGGAACCATCGAGGCCGCGTGGGCGGCGCATCAGGGGCGATAAATGAGCACCCTCATTTTCGCCTTC